GATTGCCTCCCCGAATGCGTCGGGTGAGGCAGTTAGTCCAGCGGTGGACTCTAAAGAACCGCCTAGCGAGCCGGAACACCCGCCCCCCATACCTGTGAGATCAAGCAGAGTAAGGGAAGGGTGTTTGCACTTGTTGATCGCTATAACTTGGACGCTCGTAGGCCTAACCCTTGGCTACGCGTGTGCCCGCATGGCCCAATCCAGTAGTTACTCACTCGGTTGCGTCTCGAAGTATTGCTACCGATCCCCAGCTTGGATCCAGTACTGCTTCGGTGAACAAGTAGACTTTGACGTATGCAGTGAGCACCCGCCTGTATGGACGCCGTTTACTTGGGAGGAGGTGCGCAGATGCGGCATCGTTCACAAACGACAAGTTATTACAGCTCCCATTTTCCACCAAATCACTATGTTTTGGTCTGACTCTTTCCCCGATTTTGAGGACGCCCCGCTTTTCCTAGGAATAGGTAAGTGGGTAGAGCTTTTCGAGATCGGCGAAAGAACCACTCGCACCGTCATGATCCTTGACATCTGGGGTGCGAAACAGATTGTTTTGGCAGGTGGGATTGCAGCAGTGGCGCTAGCATGGGCGTTTAGGGAATCTATAGGTTATGTTAGATCTCTATTCGAGTGGGTGTTTGTTGGGGATGAAGTGCCCGTAGGGGTGCTTGGTCGGGACATTGATGCCGCCGTCAACAGGACAGGCGTCGATCCCGAATTGCTATCACATCTGGTGAGCAACGTCACGTTTAAACCACGTGACACCAGAACGATGGCCAATCTCATGTCGCAAGGGCGAGCATGGGTCAATTCTAAGCGACCAAAGTGGACTGAGCGAGAATCGGTTTCACAGATCGCAGAAGCCGCCATGGCAGCTATGTCTTTAACCACCGTTGAGGCAGTAGCTTACAAAACATGGGGATCTGGATTGATCTACGGTGGACTCGTCCGGGCGCGTCAGGTAATGGGCGGGCTCCTTAAGTGGGGTCGCCGGTTGCCTGAATAACGCCAGCCGGTTAGCGTGCATGGTATCTGTGTTGGGGAAACTCTGGTAAAGGATCTAGATGAAGGCTGTAGTCTAGAACTTCCCGACATAATGTGCGCTGACCGCCATGACAAGCAACTTGTTAGGATTGCTTACCCAGATATCGATGGGGTTTTTCGTCCTACGTTTCACCACGACTGTGTTCACAACCAACTTCGGGCGGTAGTTGGGCGTGTCATAGGAGTGGTGCCAAAACCTTCAACATATGGTATTCAAGCTATTGCTGATGCTGCTGCTAGGTTTCGCTCCAAACTGCCATTCATACCATCTCAAGATCTCTTCGACATGCCTAACAAGTATGGAGGAGCTAAGAGAAAGCGCTATGAAGAGGCAGCCGCGAAATACTTAAGCGGTGGTATCAACAAACGACACGGCTATTGCACTATGTTCGTTAAGTCTGAGAGATTCAACGGTCACACTAAGGTAAACCCCGATCCTAGAGCTATCCAGTTCCGTTCGGGTGTCTATTGTGTGGCCCTAGCTCAACACCTCCAGCCTATCGAACATTTCATCTACAACACCGACTATTTCAGTTCAGGTGTTCCTCGTACTCGTAACATAGCAAAAGGGCTCAATTCAGTGGCCAGAGCAGAGTTGCTACATCGCAAGATGTCGCACTTCATCCGCCCGGTTGTCCTCTCTTTGGATGCCAGTCGCTTCGACAAACACGTATCCGTGCACCACCTGCGTGCCGAACACTCTGTTTACACCAAGTGCAACCCTAACCCCGAGTTCTCGCGTCTCTTGAAGATGCAACTTATCAACAAGACCTTTACGTCAGGTGGAATTAAGTACACAGCGAAAGGCCGCCGTATGAGTGGTGACATGAACACCGCCTTGGGCAACTGTTTGATTATGTTACTTATGGTTCACGCGTATGCAGAAGGTAGACTAACTAAGTGGGATACCTTAGACGATGGCGATGATTGCCTCCTTGTAATAGAGGAGTGTGATCTGGAGGCCGTGCTTTCCTCAATAACTCAGGTTTTCCTTGAGTTTGGCATGGTTTTGAAGGTAGAGAAAATAGCTTTCTCTATAACACAGGTGGTTTTCTGTCAATCTTCGGTCGTAGAGTACTCCGAAGCTCGCTTTAAGTTTGTGCGAGATTACAGGGCAGTAATCAGCAAATCACTCTCAGGGATCCGTCATTGGCAGGATCCAAACTACCGCATCAAAGTTCTGCAGGCTATAGGTATGTGCGAACTTATCTTGAACTTAGGTGTGCCCGTTCTTCAGTCCTTCGCTGCAGCAGTATTGCGCAACGTGGGTAGGCCCCGAGACTTGGCTTTGGCAAGTGACGGACTAAAATCGCGTGTCGGAAGAGAGTTGAAACTCTTTGGGCGCCCTTTTAGCGAGTTTCGCCCCACCCCCATAACGGAGGTGGCCAGGGTCAGTTTCGCGGCTAGTTTTTCTTGCCCTATCGAAGAGCAATTGTGTCTAGAGCAATTCTTCGATTC